ATTCCTGCGAAAAAGCCGGTACTACGCTGATCAGGACTGCCAGGATTGCCAGGATGACGATTGCTTTTTTCATGGTTTAACTCCCTCCAGAGATTACTCGTAATATAGATAAAATACCGTGCCTCCCCGCCTACCAAATGAACAATTCGATGATCCCCTTCTTGCTGTTGCCGGCGTTCGCGATCGATGGCGTGACGATTTCGTTGTTTAGGTATTTCGTGCGGGCGTCCTTGTTGGGGACCGACCTGCGCTGCGCGGCGCTGGTGATCGCGCTCGGAACGTCCGCGCCGACGTTGGTGGTCCCGTCGGACAGGATATTCTCGCCGTTGGCGTTGAGCATCTGCACATCATAGAGGTCGGTCGGGACGGCAGCAGGGTTGGATTTGAAATTTATACCCAGGAGCTCGCCGGTGATCGCTATCCCGCCCACCTCGGTCACGGCCCCGGTGGTCGCGGATGAAGTCCAGTTAAACGTGCAGACCGTGTTGACGTAAGAGTTGTTCTTGATTACCGGTACACAGGTGGTGTCGCAGCTTCCGGCTTCGGCGGCGTGGGACCGCCCGCCGCAAAGCAGCCCGGCCAGGAGGACCGCCACGGCCGCGTAAGAGAGTTTGCGCATGATTAATCCCTCCGTGAAGTTGTAGGGGTCGAAAAGCGCCTATTTGCCGGCGACGTAGCTCTTGACCTTCTCCAGCACCTCGGACAGCCCGGCCGGTTCCTTTTTTTCGTCGTCTCCGGACTCGGCGCATTCCTCGACCTTGCAGCTTTCGAGGTACAGTCCGAGGTTCTTTCCGCCCCAGTCGTACTCGCGGGTCGTGTCCTCGACGTTCTTGACCTCGCCTTCGACGATCACCCGCACGCGCTTCTTCAATGCGCAGCACTCGAAGCCGCTCGGCTGCACCGTCGAGTCCTTGGGGAAATTAAGGTTCAGGGTCGGCGGGCGCGGTTTTTCCTTTTCGACTGATACCGGGGCACCGATGGTTACGTCCGTCATGGTTCGGTTTCTCCTTGTGTGGGCTTGCGCGTGTCGCGGCCGCAGTGGGGGCAGATCGCGGGATCGACCTGCATCCGGTCGTCCTCGGTCCAGATCGCGTTGCAGTCCGGGTTCGGACAAACCCGCATTTCCCCGTAAGCCATGGCGCGTTCGGCCTTTTTTGGAGTAGCTTACTTCTGCTTATTCTTGCCGCCGGCCTTCGCGGTACCGGCCGCCGTCTCGACTTCGATCACCGGCTCTTTGCCTTCCGGCATGGGCGCGGTGACCTGTTCCCCGTCCGGCGGCTGTCCCTGAATGACCGGCTCCTTTACACCCTCGGTTAATCCCGCCATCGCGGGCGGGCCCGCGTTGATTCCGGCCGGGCGATCTTCATCGTCCAGGGCATCCTGCTGGATGTAGCCGTAGTCGGCGAAGACTATCTGCCTTGCCTGGCCCCACCAGTCCGGCCGCTTGTTGAACAGGGAGGGCCAATCGAACGGGCCTTCCACCGCGCTCCGATCCGCGACCGGCGCGCGGTAGTAGAGCACCTGGTCGAACTTGGATTCTCCGCCGGCGGGCGACTCCGCAAAGTCTCCCATCAGGCGCGCCTCGTGATTGGCCTTGGCCTCGTAGTAGCGGCGGGAAAGCTCCTTGCCCGCGCGGTTCCACCATGCCATGGCGGACTTGCGCTGAATCGGGGTCCCGATAATGCCGAACTCGCTCTCCTCGCGCACCGGCTCCCCGTTCTTGTACCCGTAGGAGCCGTTCCCGAACAAAAAGAGCGCATGCCCCGAGGCGTCCTGCCAGGACCTGATCACCATCACCTGCTTTTGGCTCTTGGTGCCGTCCGCCGACGTCACCTCGATCGTCAATTTTTGCGGCATAAAAACCTCTCAATGTTTTGTTGTTTTTGTGGGAGCGGCTTCCAGCCGCGATTACTTATGGGAGGCTATTCCCCCACCAGCATCATCAGGAAGCTCGTCGCGGCCGGCGCGAATGCCGCCGGCAACTGCTTGAGCGCCCCGAAGATGTAATCGGTGTCGATGGCGGTGCCCATCAGGCGCACGGCGAGTTCTGCCCCGGCATAGTTTAGCGCCAGGGCCCCGCTCGTCGCATCGGCGGCCGTCGTGTGGCCCGTGGTGACGCCCTGGCCGAAAATCATGATCTTGTGGTTGGTCACGTCGTATTTGTAGACGTAACCGTCCAAGGGCGGCATGACCACCCCGAACTCGATCGCCTTCACGAACCCGAACACCCCAATCGCCGGCAGCGGGACCCCGCCCGTGGGGTAGGTCAGTGCCGCGTTTCCGAAGGCGACGGTTGCGATCTGGCAGCGCTTGTTCGTCCCTGCCCATATGTCCCGGTTGCGCGTCGAGACGCTCACCGTAACGTCTGTTGAAGCTAAAGCCGTCATGGCCTAATCTCCTTTCAGCTTGTGTTGTTCCCGGGGCAGCACCGTGCCGCCCCGGGTTTTTCACGTTAAACAGACAGCATCTGGTGACGCGGTATCTTACGCCGTCACCACGAGGTCGGTCTGGTTGGCCTTGGTCTCCTCGGCAGGCTTCACCAGCAACACCGGCTCGAAATGCCCGGCGGGCCCGGTAACCGGCTGGGTCGTGATCTGCACCACGATCTCGTCTCCGGCGTTCAGCTTGGTCCCCTTGGCCACCTCGTCGTAGAGCACCTTGCCCGCGGCGGTGGTTCCCATGGCGAAACTGGCGATATCGCCGTCGCCGCGGGACGTGTCGGATCCGGCGGTCGGCCGGCGGTCGAACTTGACCACTCCGGGGGTCGTGCCGGCGCAGGTCTCGGTGATGATCAGGGCTGCGAGAAACACCACGCAATTAAACGGCACCAGAATACGGGCGACGTCGGCCGCGGCCTGGTCGAGATCGATACCGGCGGCGTCGTCGTAGTCGACGATTTTAGAGACCGGCAGGGGGATTATGTAATGCTCAAGCATCTTGCTTCTCCTTCCCTTTTGGGCGGCGAGCGTCTCACCCGCCGCCTTGTTTTTAAGTTTTCAGCCTCTATCCTGCGGCTGCGGTCCTGACGGTTACGCGCTCGCCACGCGCACGATCTTGGCCTCGTAGTCGTCCGCGGAATCCCAGGTGGTCGCGTACGCAACAATCCCGTACCAGGCCACGGCTTTCTTCAGGCCGAAGTTGCCCTGGAAGTTCGGGTTGGCGCGCAGTTCGGGGGTTACCACCTCGGCGCGGGATACCGCTTCCTCGCCGAAGACCACCCCCTCGCCGAGGACCGAACCGGTCCCGACGCCATCCGTCAGCGCGGAACTGTTCACGCACTCGACCAGGCGAATCGACTCGCACCTGCCGGGCTCGCTCCGGAAGATGAAGTCCCCCTTCCTGAGATACATGTTCCAGCTCTCGAACCGCCGGTCCTGCTTGACGCCCCGGAGGCCCTTCGTGGAGAAGATCCCCACGTAGTTGCTGCCGTCGTAGAAGGGCGCATGGATCGTGTTCGCCATGTAATCCCTGATGATCCCCAGGTGGTCCGCGTTGATGTTGACGAGCGCCGTTGCGGTAGGAACCCCGTCGGTCTCCACACTTCCGCCCGTGAGCGAGGTGGGAATGAAGATCACCTTCGCCTGCTTGAAGGCGGTGGCCGCGGCCTTGTCCATGGCACGCTCCATTTGCCGGGTGAGCTTCTTCTGGGCGGCGTTCGCCGGGTCGAATTTGGAGAGATCCTGCATCATGGACGTGTACTCGACGCCGCGGCCCCAGGGGACCACGGTGATCTGGCGCTTGTCCATCTGCAGCTTGTCGATGGGGATCCGGGAATCGTCGTCGTCGAGCTGGGCCGACGTCGGGTCCGCGAGGTCCTTGTAGTGCATGAGGGTCACGGTCTCGCCCATGCCCTTGCCGAAGTCCTGAACCTTGTCCGTGAACGGCACAAAGATCATCTTCTGGGCGCTCTGCTCCATCAGCTTTGAGCTGATGTGGTGCGATTTGTAGACGCCGGAGTCGGCGTCGTAAGTCCAGGTGGTCGGGTTGCTCATTGCTCGTATCCTCCTTGCGAGATCCTGTTGCCGGCGCCGCGGTCACTTTTATGGCAGTGCCGGCACCGGTAGCTCACAGGCGGCGGGCCTCGTTCGCCTTGGCGATCGCGCTGTCCAGGCTGGCCTGTCCTTCGGCGGGTGCTGCGGCTCCTCCCGGCCCTCCCGGGCCGTGGCCGCCTCCGCCCAGGGGCAGCTCGGATCTCTGGCGCGCCGTGGCCGTGATAGCCGCTATGCGCTCGTTGTACTTATTGATGGCCCAATCGATCTGCTGATCGATTGTGAGCTTCTGGCCTTTATCGTCGACGGCGGGCGTGCTGCGCGAAATCCCCCACCACAGCTCGTCGGTGTCGGGCGCGATCCCGGCCGCCCGCGCCTTGCCGTCGATGTAGTTTATGACGGCGGTTTTTCGCTTTTCGGCCTCTGCCTGATCCGGCGCAGGTCCGGGGGCTGCCGGCTTGGCAGGTGCCGCGGGGGCTGCCGGTATTACGGGGGCGGCGGCGGGAGCCGCCGCGGGGGCTGCCGGCTCCACCACACCGATCGGCTTGCCGTCCTTCCCCACCGGGTTGCGGGTAAATTTCACCACGGCGACATCGACCTTGCCCCAGATCGCGGCCACCTTGGCGTTGTGCTCCGGGTCGTCCGGGTCGAGGGCGCTTATTTCCTTCAACGCCGCCTCCCGGCGCTCGGTCGCGAAGACCTCGAGGGCCGCATCCACCACTTCCTGGCGGGCGGCGGCACTCGTCGCCTCGCCCGCCTTGCGCTCGCGCGCCTCGGCGTCTGCAAGCTTCGCATTCGCCGCCTCGACCGCGGCCTTCGCGGCGGCCGCCTCGGCCGTAGCGGCCTCGGCGACCCTGCGAGCATCGGCTGCCGCCTGCTCGGCCCGGGTGGTCTTGCCCTGCAGCTCGCTATAGCCGCGCTCGGCCTCGTCGTGGCTTTTGAACCTCTTGGGAGGAGGTTCGGCCGGCGCTGCCGGCTTTCCCGTGGGTGCTGCCCCAGGAGCGGGTGTTTCCGTGGCTTCGCCCGGGTGGTCCCCTTCCGGGGGGGCCGGGGTGGCCTGTTCCGGTGACGGTGCGCCAGGGCTTCCGACGACATCGGCCGGACCGAGCTTGAAAATGTCCAGTCCTCCAACGGTCGTCTCGAGCGTGGTCTGGCTTTCGGGCTTGTCTGCCATGCTGCTTCTCCTGACTTTCTCCGGCGTGGTCTCCGTCAAAGCGGAGGGCCGGGGCTAATGGTTAGGGCCTGTAATTCGGCCGTCGTAGCGTGCGCCCAACGTAGCGCTTGGCGGCTTCCTGGGCCGTCAGCGCCGGCGCGTTTATGGCCCGCAGGATCTCGACGCAGACCTGCGCGCGCGGGTTCTTCTTCAAAAAGTCTCCAATCAGCCCTTCGAGCACTCGGGTTACAAGGGCCGCCACCTTGGCTGCCGCCTCTGTTTCCGACAAACCGGCCATGCGCATCTTGCCTACCAGCTCGTCGGCCTCGGCTTTTTGCCTGTTACCCAACTCCCGAGCCAGCTCGATCGGAGCTCCGGTCTGGATGTCTACCGCGGCCCCGCCCTCGATCGTCATTTTCCACCTGCCTTTTTAGCGGGGAGCGGTTTCTTCTTGGACGGCGGTCCTCCGGCCTCTGGATTCCCGGCGCCTTTCAGCACCCCCAGCCGGTCCAGCAGGTCCAGCATCTGCTGCGTCTGGCCCGTCTCGGCCTGCTCCTTCTGCCAGCTCGACATCTCGGCATCGGCGGCCTGCTGGGCCTGCTTGACCTTGATGGCCGTCTCCTCGTCCACGATGATCCCTTCGTCGGCAAGATTCGTCCTGCGCTCGATCGCCTTGATCGCCTTGTAGGGGTCGATGTATGCCGCGTAGCGCGGCCTCTCCGAAAGCGGGATGATGTACTGCACCAAATGCTTGAGCGTTTCGGCGTCCTTCATGAGCGCCGAAACCCCGGACACGTGGAACCGCCCCGAAAGCTTCGGCAGCCCGCTCACTCCCGCGGGGGCGCCCGGATCCGGCCTGACGCCCGTAACGGCCAGCGGTTCGGCGCCGAACATATTCTCGTAGTCCGCGTATCCGGCGAAGGTCTGCGTAACGTCCTGGGCGGCGGCGAGCGCCGCGACCGCACCTGCCTCGACGTTGTGACCGATCAGCTCGAAAACGGACATCCCTTGCCCAAGGTTCTGCTCGCTCTCGCGCCAGGTGATGTCCTTGCGGTATCCGGGCAGGCCCTGCACGGCGTCGGTCACGAACGCCCCCCGCTGAAAGAGCTGGTCGTGATACTGCTGGTTGGCGAGAATCGATCCTGTCATGTCGCGCCGGGATACCTCGCGCACCGCCTGCTGCCCCTGCAGGCTCTCTTTGACCAGGTAGTTTTTGCCGGGCCAGGCGTCCACGTCGCGCGCGTCCACCAGTTGGTCGACGCAGATCTCCTTGGTGGGGTTCACCAGCCAAAGCAGCGCGTCCTCGAACAGGCACTGCAGGCTGCACATGGTCTCCCACACGGAGATGATGCCCTTGAGCAGGCCCCGCCCGCCGAAGGCGAGCGGATTCTCGAATGGCGAAAACGCGATTCCCGGCCAGCGCAGCTTGCGGTAGGGGACGGCCTTGGGTATCTCGATCACCCGCCCGCCGCAAACCGTGTACTGACCGCGGGGCAGGATCACCTCGCCCTTTTTATCGAGGATGGTCCCGTAGACCTCGGAGACGTGATGCAGCGTGCGGAAAGTGCCGCGCTGGTATGTCTGCTTCTTGCGCGCCTCGATCGCCTCCTTGCTCATGAATGGATCGGCGGTTGAATTCGCGCCGTCCAGGTTGCGTACGCGCTCGATGTCGAAGTATTTCCGGTTCTGCGCGGCGGCCTTCAGCACGTGCCAGTCGAGCCATTCCTGGTGGATCCAGTAAAGCCCGCCCTGAGGGTCCCCCGCCGGCGCGTCCGGGTCGCGCAGGATCTTCCAGGGTTCCACCAGCGAATACTGCAGGCCCTGCCCCGGGATCCAGCGCGGTATGATCTCCATGGAAACCCCCACGGCGAGCGCCATCAGCACCGCCTGGGTGAAGCAATGCACGAATTTTCCATGCTGGTCGTTGTTCTGGATGTCGAGCACGGTCTTCCAGAACACCTTGGCCGTCTCGGCGGAATCGTCCTCGATCGAAAGAAAGTCCGGCGAGAAAGCCTTCTTGATCACCGCTGCCCCGAAGTTCACGGTTGAAAATGGTTTCGGCACGATCACGCGCGACTGCCAGGATTCCTTGTTGCCGTAGCCGAGCGGCTCTTCCTCGTTGTAGGTCCGCCAGCAATGGTCCTGCACGCGGCGGACCTCTTCGAGCGATGTAACCGACGTGCGGACGCAGTCGGCCGCGAAATCGACGAAGAGCTGCTCGTTTTCGACGGTAAGGGCCGCCGCCGCCTCGTTGCGCTCGGCGGTCTCCTGGGAGTCCATGGCGGGTTTCGCGTTCGCGGCGCGCTCGATCTCGCTCCGCCGCGCAATCACTTCGTCCATCGGATCCCGCTGTGCCTCAACCACCACCGGCATTTTTTCGCCTTTCGCTAAATCCCCGCGCCGGGGCTATTCGGAAATGTCCGGTCGAAATTCGGGCCGTACCCGCGATCCCGGTTCCCGGGCTTCCAGTCCGTCGCGTGGCTCCTGCAATTCGGCCCGCAGCGGTGGACATCCGGCTCGCCGTTGAACCCATCCGAATGCCGCGTGACGCCGCCGCAGTCCGTGCATTTGAACACCTCGGTCCCCGGGCGGCCCTTGCCGCAAAACTCCTTCATCTCCCAGTACCGGCCGAATCTGCCTTGATTCCGTCTCATCGTCCCATCCCGCCCCGGGCCATCCCGTCCATCGGTGGTTGCGCCACCCCTGGAAACGGCCGGGTAGAATAGCTCATCGCCCGCCGCAGCGGGTTGTAGTTGATCGCCCGCAGCTGCTTCACCGGCAGCAGCGCCCGGCTCGGCATCATCACCGCAACCCCGTAGGCGAGCGCGTTTCCGAGATCTCCGTGCTTTTCGCGCTGCACCGGCAAATTCCCGATCCGGCGGCCGTTGTTGTCGCACTTCCAATGCCACGCGCCGTTGAGCGCCCGGTGCAGGTCATAAGCCGTTGACGAAATCTGGATCAGGGGCGCCCCGTCCGAGGCACAAGTGCTGGTCAGCGCCTGGCGCAGCGGGTCGATGCGGTAGGTCCAACGGGTGGGCCCGGACTCGAAGCGCGTCTTCAAAATCCGCTCAACCCGCTTCGCGGCCGATTCCCCCGTCGTGCTCTGGTCCGGGGTCCGCATGGATGGGTCTCCGATGTCGCGCCAATCGGCTATCTTCCCCTTGAACTTGGGGCTCGCGAGAATCGGCACCGCCCGCTGTTCGAGCAGTTCCTTGATTCCGAGGCCATCCCCCCATAAAGCGGCGTGGATCCAGATTTTACCGGGTGGGATGTACTGTGCGATGATGCACACGGAATGGTGATAGCCGTCGTAGAACCGCAGCCCGAGCGCATTGGGAATTATCGGCAGTTCGCGGCCGGCGTAGTGGATCTTGGCGTTGTAGAAGGGAGTTACCCGCTCGCCCTTCTGAACGGGGGCGGGGATTCCATCGACGTAGCGGGCGTATTTTCCGGGATCGTTCCTGAAGGCCGCCTTGTTCGCCAGTCGCGCTTTTAAGTTAAGATATGTGTTCTCACCGTAGGCGATTCTGAACACTTCTTTGATGATCTGCAGCCCCGTCTCCGGGTCTTCCTCCCAAATGCGGGGGCCGTTGGCCACCTCTTCGGTCCAGTGGTCTTCGTCGGCGGGGTTTTGGGTGACCTGCACCCGCATGGTCGTTCCCGTCTGGCGCGCCGCGCGTGCGATCGACATATCAAACACACTGCGCGGCAGACCGGCGTTCGCCTTCTCGATGATCGGGGCCGGCTCTTCCAGCCAAATCAGCGCATACTGGGGGCCTTGCAGCTTGGATAGGCTTGCTTCATCGTCTATTCCGAACAGGTCGGCGGTGACGGTCGGCGTTGAGTGGATCACCATTTTTTTGTCGTCGTCGTGGAAATTGACCCAATAGCCGAGAATTTCCTTGATGCTGGGTACGGTGGATGTCTTAATGTTCTGGTGGGTGTCGCGCACGAGGGCTATCTGGATATCTTTGCCGCAGCGATGGGCATGGCGGATGGCCCCCGCCACGCCCGCATGTGTCTTGCCCTCGCCCATGGGCCCCATGAGCATGACGATGTCCGCATTCGAGTGTACGAACGCGCTCTGCGTGGCCGAAAGGTCGAATTTCAGGTCAACGGGCATTGGGCGGCGCCTCCGGTTTTGTCCCGGGAGGTTTATCGAACCTCACCACCATGCACTTGCGGCCTCTTTCGGCTGCCGGCTTCTGGGCGTCTTCCGGGTCATACTCGCCCGAGCGGTCAACGATCAGGATCCGGCCGCGGCCCTCGTCCTTGAGAAGCCCTGCCTTGGAGAGCTTGAGCTCGATGATCTTGATCACCGTGGCGGCGGCCCGTAGCCGCTTGTCCTGCAGACGATCGTCCTTGAGGATGTACCCGAGGCACTTATTGATGATCGCTTTGATCGCCGCCGCCCGTTTTTCGAGATTTGATTCACCGGCGGCTGCGGCGATCTGCGCCGACCACTCATCGAGCTCGAAGGCGATCGTCGCCTTGATACCCGCCAGACGGTCCGCGAGTTCCAGCGGTTCCTCGCGCGTCCACTTAAGCCCCAGTCCCTCAAGCTCCTCGAGGGCCTTCAAGTCGTCCGGGATCACCTTGTCGACGTGCTCGGTGATGATCTTCTCGGCGCGCGATGCTGCTACCCGTCCAGCTTTTTTGAGATACCGGTTGACCGCCGCGTCCGAAATACTGACACCATCGGCCCGCAGCTTGCG